TACTGGACCAACTGGTAATACGGGACCAACTGGAGATACTGGACCAACTGGTAATACGGGACCAACTGGTGATACTGGACCAACTGGTAATACTGGATCGACGGGTGATACTGGACCAACTGGCGATACGGGTGATACTGGAGATACTGGACCAACTGGCGATACGGGTGATACTGGTTCAACGGGCGCAATGGGAACTGATGGAATACAAGGAGCAACGGGATCAACTGGCAATACGGGACCAACTGGAGCAACGGGATCAACTGGCAATACGGGACCAACGGGTGATACGGGTGATACTGGAGATACTGGACCAACTGGAGATACTGGACCAACTGGAGATACTGGACCAACTGGTAATACGGGACCAACTGGTAATAAGGGACCAACTGGCAATACTGGACCAACTGGACGAACTGGACCAATGGGCGATTTGAACATAATTACGAATAACTCCACGCCAACTACAGGCAGTTTTTCGGCATTAATTATAGACAAGTATACAAATGAAGTATTTAATTTTAAAGATTTCTCACCATTCAGATTTGATGCATTGAATCAATTTGCATTTATTCCGTATCCAGTTTATGCGACGTCATATCATTCTGGTACATTTGCAGATTCCGAATTAACAACATATTATGGAAATCTACAAGGAAATGTAACTGGAAATGCAACCAGCGCAACCAGCGCAACCACATCAACCTTTATAATTGATAAACTGGGTTTAACTGGCACAGTTGGTCAAACGCTTACTGTAACCTCAGATGGCTACTTATGGGTATAATTATACGGAGTATTTGATTATAAACAAATATATAATCAAATATATGCAAGATAGTGAAATTAATGATATACGTATGCAATTCAGAGGCATATCATTTTCAGGGTATAAAAAAACAGAAGTACGCAATGAATTTATAAAGAGTATGTTAAATAATAAAATCGAATCTGCGTGTCATTGGTGCGCCGAATTAGTCTGCGCTGGACATTATATGGATATATGGGAAATCATTTTACATTATACAGGAAAACATATTCATTTAGGTAATCCTAAATTGGCGACATATTTAGAGATGAGATACAATATTTTTCGTAATATAATGATACAGGGACATTACACGACCGAATTGCAATTACGTAATAATTCGAATATACGCAAGTTATTCGCCGAAGTCGTCGCCACTCTTTGTATTTCCAATAAAAAACATAGTTTTGAGCCGATAAATATAAATCGCGAAGAGGAATTCGATATGACGCAAATGACGGAACGATTAAAGGCGCCAAACGTGAAATTCGCGGAATCTATATTTATGAAGGAAGACCCCAAAGAATTATTCATTGCACTCAATGAATTCGCATATAATATTTCCATTAAAAATATCAGAACGGCGTGTTATTGGATAGAATGGGTTATAGATTTCGACGCCATTTGCACAAAACGCAAACAACCATGTCGATGTCAGCGTCGTCCGATGAATGTGGAATCCAAGTTTCAACGCGATATTATATGGTTAATATGGGACGTATTACTGAATGAGGTCAAAGACCCGATGTTGACCAAAATTATGAAATCGGTATTGGAATTGTTTTGCATTAAATATACGACTGCTGCTTGTAAAAAACGCAGATACTTATTATATTTCGCGGTTGGATTGTTGACGGAAACCGTACAAACAAATATTGACATTATAACCGATAAAACGATTTTGCAAAACGTGATTGAGAAAATAAATGGAATATATAAAGAAATTAAAAAGAACGAGGAAAGCCCAAATACGGAATACTTATTTGCAAATTTAGACAAACAAAACACGTTTGCTGAATCAGTTAAACGAATGGAAATTATGGATTCTTTGGATTTTGTCCCACGAAATGTGTCATAATACTATATGTCGGTGATTGGCGAAGGTACGTATGGATGTGTTCATAACCCCAGTTTAAAATGTAAAGGACGCAAACTGAATTATACAGATAAAATATCGAAAATCGAATCGAACGCAGAAGCGCAAAATGAACTTAAACAATATAATATCATATCGTCAATCGACAAACATAATAAAATGCATTTAGGGCTTCCAATAAAATGCGACGTGGCCGAGTCAGAATCAAATATACACGCCATACGCCAATGCAATAATCACTCTGTATTTGACAATTTAAATGATTATTCTTTACTTATAATGCGAAATGGTGGGTTGAATTTAGAATCATACGCAGACAGTCTTAATTGCGTTAAACTTACATATAAATCTAAAGAAAATATGAAAATGTGTTGGGTAGATGGGCTGCGCATTTTATCGGGCATTAAACAAATGTTAACGCACGGCATTCTACACCACGACATAAAGCCGCAAAATATCGTATACGATGAAACCCATCATCGATTTAATTTGGTGGATTTCGGATTAATGCAAAAAATGAAATATATTATATCAAGTTCGAATCAATCGGTAAATTGGTTTTCTGAATATCATTGGTCATTTCCATTTGAAATTCATTATTATAATAAAAATCGGTTTATGGATTTTGTAAATGGAAATAAAGAAGATAAATTACTCCATTTTATATATAAAATAAAACACGGGTCATCCGACAAATCTGCAACTATGATAAATACATTTTTCTCATTTTGTTTAGATGAAACCATTTCATCTCACGATTATGCGCGACGAATCAATATGTATTTAGATGACTATTATGATTTTATGATACAATTGAATAATACTAAATATAAAGAATTTATAAAACAGTCAGCAAATACGCTCGATATATATGGCACGGGAATTGCATTTATTTATTTATTAAACAAATCCAAACATTTAATTTCACGCCAATTTGCAACGGAATTGGACAATTTATTTTATTTAATGGTTACCCCGAACTTAAATAATCGAATGCAAATTGACGACTTAATTAAATCGTATACTACTATATTACAAAAATATACCTAAAATAACGACCCGAATGCGCCGCCTAACATACTATTTGCGGCCATTGGACCCATTGCGCCGAAATCCATTCCAGTTGACCGCATATCCTGATTATTTGGCTTCGATGTTGCAATTGGAGCAGGCGGGAACATATCACTTGATTGCGTATCTAAATTGTCAGCTTGGCTTACATTATGTTGACTTACGCGCACATTTTTGTGTTTTTTCTCGTAAACCGACGAACCGTTCCATAATTCGGATGCACGGTCTACCAATATATTTGCCTTTATTCCAAGTTTAGTTTGAATACTTAATACTATAATTAAAAATGCGAGAATCACGTTGGTTAATGCTAAACCTTCATATTTAAATCCGCTATATGTTGGAAAATAGGTAATAATCCGATGTATCACGACGACGCCACAGAACATCATTATTAATTGCAACGACATTTCAACCACGATTTCAAGAGTCGATTTGTCGGGTTCGGCTTCAGGGACAAATTGCTGTACCAATTTATTTAATATAACAACGGGTATAACTCCCATCATTGCATATTGAACTATATTCATTATTTCGGCTTTGCTTTCTTCGTTTGTTGAAAATACGTGGTTAAAAAAAGAATGCTTGTTTTCTTTAGTTTCTTGTAAAATATCCATATAGCATTTCATTAGAAATTATCCACTTATTTAGGAATAATTCCTAAATGATGCGTTTATAATCGATTTGATTTGTATATATATAATAAAATGAGTTCAATTGCTGCTGCCAAGAAAAGAAGGTCGAATATGCCAACGCCTACCATTGCCCCGCCTCCTCCTTCTGTCACTGGACTTACATTACAACAAGTGATTTCGATGATTGACAAACGTTTAATTACGTTGGAAACCGCGCCTGTTACGCCAGTCGCGCAAGATTCAGAATACGTAGATGAGTTCAATGCTCGGTTTATTATGTTGGCTGAAGAAATCGCAAATCTAAAAAATGTTGTATTAAATTTACAATCGTATACCATGGATGTTAATAAAACGTTGATGGATGACCGCAATAAATTATTTTGCGTTTTAGAAGAACGTAAACCCGCCGAATTTACGTTTTCGCAATTGACGGAATCGGATGATTCTACCGATGAAACTGATGCAGGAGACCAAGTTGAAACCCCAGTTGAAACCCCAGTTGAAACCCCAGTTGAAACCCCAGTTGAAACCCCAGTTGAAACCCCAGTTGAAACCCCAGTTGATGGAGAACATATTACCGTCGTTTTGGAAGAATAGCAAAATATATATAAAAAGAATATTTTTATATGTATAAATGGAAAATGATTTTTTAACCCAGATTACTAACTTACAACAACAGTATTATTCGACGCACGCTAAACATACAATCTTTAAAAAACAGCAAAAAATGGACTGCGCAAACGTAATAAGTCAACAGTTAGACATTCAGACATTGTTAAATAATACCATTTATATTATTCCAAATACAAACATATTATTTGTGGATTACACCGTCTTTAAATTATATGCGAATTCTCAAAATTATAATGTAATTATTCAAAGAATAATCGACAAAACATCCGAAATTATTGCAATATACGGCAACTATGAACTACACCTCTTACTTAAATCTTTCTCGATTAGTGCTGCGGAACGACATAAAGACATTGTTCGTAACTATTCGATTGAATGTGCCAGATTACACACCGATTTTTCCAATTTAGTTAACCGATTATGCATATATCATACGCCCAATGTTATGGAAAACGTGATTGCTATGTTTTTCGCGTTTTTAGACCCCGCGGTTAAACGTAAAATGGTCTTATTTAGCAAATCCGAATCCGATGCATTATTACGCCGCATAAATCTATCGGTTTAACATAAACACGCCGCCCATAATCAATAATATACCTATAATATGCTGCGCTTCCACTTTTTCGCCCAATATTAAATACCCGATTATTGCGGTTATTACGGGATATGACGCGATGATTGCCGCCACTAAATAAGCCTTATTTGTTTTTATTGCGGATAAATACAAATAATTCGCAATGATAAATATTAAAAGCGTGGATAGTCCAATCAGACCATATATATTTATCGGGAGTTTATGTAAATCTGCGATGTTGTCTCGATATGCTAAATATATTAACGCGAATGTTGCGTAAAACATACTTGACAGGAAAATAAACGTTTCGGCGCTAATATGCCGCAAAATATATTTATTTAGAATTGGCGTTATTCCGAAAATGGAGGCAACTGTGAGACATTCAATCCACATATAAAATTGAATGTGATATTATAATCATTATTGGTTGTAAAATGAGACGCTTTTTCAGATTTATGAGATGTGTGCCGCGCGCTTATGAATCGACCACTCCTGACGCTTCGCCTGAATCGACTGCGTATGAACCATCTGATCCTGACTACCCACCTGAACCGCCATCGTGGATTGAATGGAAAGATACCATCCCGTTTATACCGCCGATTACCGAAGGCCAAGTTATAAAAGTATACGACGGCGACACTATTACGGTTGCATCACGACTTCCATATGACGGTTCACCATTATATCGATTCTCGGTTCGACTCAATGGCATAGATTCGCCCGAAATGAAAGGCAAATCAGACGACGAAAAACAGGCTGCTAAACGCGCACAACAAGCCCTATCGAATTTCATATTACATAAAACGGTGGCATTAACGAATAATAAAACCGAGAAATATGGCCGAATATTATCAAACGTATATTGCGACGGAATTCACATAAATCAATGGATGATTGAGAACCGATACGCAGTCGAATATGACGGCGGGACTAAAAACTGCCCCGAATCGTGGCTGAAATATCAAAACGCAGATTATTAAACCAAACAAATATAAAGAAAATACCATAACTAATTAATGAATATTACGATTACGACTATATCGAAATCCGAATATTTTCGGTCGCTCTTTCAATATATCAATTTATTTACAGAACAAATTAATATTTTATTTCAACCCACCCAAGTTTTCATTCAATCGATGGATTCCGCCAAAGTCTCTATATTTGAACTTGCCATCCCATCGACATGGTTTGATTCCTATGTTTTTTCTGGAGAAGACACGATTATTCTTGGACTCAATTCGAGTATATTATTTAAGATATTGAGTGCGAGGGAACGCGACCAAACGACAAACATCGCATATAGCACGGAAGATGAAGACAAATTGTTTATCAATTATACGAATGAAACGGGGTTCGACAAGCATTTCGAAATGCCCCTCATAGACATCGAAAATGAAATGATGG